CGCACGTTCCACACCAGTGCTCAGCGGCCCATCGAGCTCGCCCTTCATCAGAGCCACATCGCGCGCAAAACCTTGCGTGTCGGCGCGGACGCTGACCACGAGCCGTTCGATTTCTTCATCCATCGGGAAACAACTCCATCAGCGCCGAGAGGTCGGGAAGTTCTGGCACATCACCGGCGAGAGCGTTGAACACGGCAGCCAGTTCGGCTGGCGTCACGTCCCAAAAGACTGCGGGCGGCCATCCGAGCGCCGCACTGGTCACCCCTGCGAGCCTGCGCGCCTGATCGGCGAACGTCACCGTCCTTGCAGAATTTGCGACAGGATCACGCGCAGTGTCGGCGTGACGCCCGCCAGGCCTTGCGCGACCACCGCCTCGCCAAGCGCCTCGCGAGTCAGGCCATCGGGGCGCTCGGCAAGGCAATGCCAGAACAGCGCGACCATCTCATTCAAGCTGAGTCCGCCCGACGCTGCGCGCTCGACGAGCGCAAAGAGCGCGCCCAGTTCCTGCTCAGCGGCAACCAGAGCGGTGAACGTAGGCCGAAGCAGCAAAGTCGAACCACCAACCCTGAGGCCGGCTTCGCCACGCACGAGATTGCTCATAGCGACACCACCGGGCCAGAGCTCTCGAGTGCCAGCGTATAGGCACGCTCGCCGTTGAAATCGCCCGAGTAATCGAGGCGCTGGACGAGGAACCGGCCCTGTAGCCGCTCACCGCTTTCGAAGCTCAGTTCGAAATCGTCCAGAACGCCGCTCAGGGCGTTGCTTTTCAGCCGCGTCTCAGCGGCAGAGCCGGTGAACACACCCGCCCCCGCCACGCTGACGCTGCGCACGCCGGCCCCGGAGAGCAACTCGCGCCACCCGCCCGAACCCTTGTTGGTGATCACGACGCTGTCGCCGTTGATCGACAGTTGCGTCGTCCGCATGCCCGCGACCGTCGCGTAGACGACCGGCGCCGCACCATTCCCCACTTTGAGGAGGAATGCCGAACCCTTTTCCGCTGCCATGTTGCTTCTCCTAAATCGCCAAAACTCGCACGCGATGTTCGATTTGCGCGGTGATCGTGCCGTCGACGGTGTCGACAGTGCGCGTCCGCACGAGCTGTGCGCTGGCGACGCTCCACGCACCCAGAACCCCACCGAGCGCCGCGCCTTCGACCTCGATCGCGTTCGTGATCGTCGGCAGTCGCTGCCTCTGCCCACGCGCCACGCGAATGCTCGTGAGTAATCGCACGTCGCGCCCGAGGGCGGTTTTCGTGCTCCAATCGCCGGTTTCGGATATCGTCACCGAAATCTGCGGGAGGACGCTCGCGCCCGCTTCTCCAGTGAGCCCGCTTATGCCCTGCAATTCGCGTCGTTTGGTGATCGCCGCGACCAGCGCATCGCGCACGCAATGTCCCGCATTCATCGCCCGATCCTCCGCAGCCGCTCATCGCTCAGCGATCGTTCGCGCAGCTTGCGCCCCGATAGCGTCACCGCATCGTCGCTGCGTTCGACGCGCACCCCGCGCGGCGCATCTGCCAAAGCGCGAACGAACAGACGTTCGATGACGGTACGGACTCGCTTCGCGCCGATCGCTGTCGCTCGCTCCAATCCCCAGCTCATGCGAGGCGCAAAACGCGTGCGGAGCGCCAGAGACTGGCCACGTTTTCCGGCAGCCCCGAGACGTCGTCACGTTCGCGCTGCCCGTACCAATGCGCGACCAGACAGATGATGCCCTGCCGAAGGTCGGGCGAAATGCCGTCCCACGTCGCCGCCCGCCCCGCTGTGAAGCGGATCTTCACGCGCCCCGATCCACCGATGACAGCGAACCGGATACGCCCTGCGCCGTTCACATCGATATCGACCTCATAAGCTTGCGCCGCCAAACCAGTCTCTGCGCCGTCGGCAGCCAGTGCCGAAACTCCGGTGATCGAGGCCACCAAGGCTCCGCTCAAGCGCTGCCAGGACGTAGCTGTCGGAAGTGTCTCGGTGCACGCACGCTGCCACAGCAGGCATCCGATCTCGCGCTCGCAGCGGCAGATCGCACTGCAGAGAAGCCCTGCGATGAAAGCATCATCATCGTCGGTTTCGATGCGCAGGTATAATTTTGCCGCTTCGACCGCGTCATAGGTC